AAATGTAATTGATGATGATAAAATAAATATTAATATTGTTAATGAAGAAAGACCCTGTTTGATTGAGGGTGAAAATGATAAAAGTTTTTTAAGTGTAGTTATGCCGATGAGAATCTAATATGTGTTTTTGCCTGTATCGTGTTATATTGATGTCATTATATTGAAAGTACGATACAGGCATTATTGTGTCTATCTATAGTATTTTGCGCATTCAGGACACGCCCATAATTCATTGTTATACACCAAATTTCCTCCATAATTAGTTTCACAAATAAGCGGATCGTCTGTAAGAAACCATCCGTCATCCCATGCATCAATCTGTGAGTTGTAAATTACTATATGATCACAACTCGCATTGCATTTAACATTAGCGCATGTATAGTGGTAATTAATATCATTGTTTTTAATAATCATATGATCCATGATTTTTATTCCCTCATTTTATGTTATGGTTATTTTTTATATATTCGATCCTTGCGATGTCTTCTATAATAACGTCATTTCTACCACGTTCATATTCGAGAGTCAATAATTTGTTCATGGAATCAGATATATTATTTTCTTTTTTTTCGATATTTTTAAACCATTCTTTTTCAGTAATTTTAACACGACTAACTATATATCCTTGCTTCTTATAGATTTCCATAAAACTTTCAGTTCCATAGTTAATTAATTTGAGCTGATTATCTATTATCTTGTATAATTTTACCATATTGTTACCTCTCTTTTAGGTTTGCTATTATTCTTGCATATTTCGATCTGTCTTGTTCATTATTGCTTTTCAAGTAAAGCACATAGTAAGAATCACCATTACAACGGTCAGTTACTTCCCAGTCAAGAAGACATTCTGAACAAGAATCTACATATTCGCACAAAAAACAACAGTTCTTGATTTCATCATCAAAATATATCCAATCAGGCCATTCCCCCTTTTTTTTATCCGGATTATCAGCAATCCAATTCCATAGTTTTCGATGTAGTATTATTGTACGTTTTTTAGTGAGTTTCATATTTTAGTATCCTTTAGTTTTATTTATATAAAATCGAATAGTTTTGCATCATTCGTGCTGTGAGTACCTACTCATGCATGGCCTACCTGCTCCACACGACTCACCCTATTCTCAGTGACATTAACCAATGGTTTGAAATCTTGTTTCTCACCCGTAATCACTGTGCATTTATACGCATTCATTTATCTCAGATGGAAATCCAAATTGGTTGAAAATGGTAGCGCTGATAGTGCCTCATTTAGCGAGCTTGGATAAGCCAGGGCTATTTCAGCAAGCATAAATCCGTCTTTAGGCTTAACGTGTGTCTTGCAATTTTGCTCTGGATTAACCATACCATTACAACCTTTTCTTGCACATCTATTACAATTTGCTCTAAGTATTCTTTCCATTTTTTCACTACCTCCATTTTTAATATTAAATATCAAGTTCGTTAATCGGTCGTTTGTCAAATGAGCCTGCCGGTATCTCAATGCCACGCACAACAGCGATATCATCCTTGAAATATTCGACATCATAAATCATGCCAGCCAAGAAAGAAATTACTATATTGTCATTAGTGCTGATACCATAGTTCTTAATACATTTACGTTTCATTATCTCACCTCTTTAATTTATACTGTAATTCTAACACCATAATGCGGTATGTAATAATTAAAATCATCATTATTTTTTATATACCAATCTCTAATACCAAGCGATTCAATTCTGTAAATATTCATATATCTAATCATCTGTGTTCCAAATTTATCAGTTATACTATCGTGATCTTCAATTTCAGTCCATACGTTATTAATATTTATCTCAATTTTCATTCAATCACCTACATTTATAACAATTGCAATGTAGTTAATAAAATCAGCTCTCGACATGGCTGGATTATGATGATCAGATATTAAGTCGTACATATCATTAATTTCATCTATTGAAATATTTTCAGCTACATCTTTGATAATTGCTTCGTTTTTTTTTATCTCTTTTTTCATCATTTCATTGTCTATAAGATAATATAATTTGTCAAGATACTTTTCATGGGTATTTTTTCTCTTGAATAGTGAAAGCTCATTATTCATATTTTCAACCATTTCTATTCTCCTTTTATTATTGCATTTTCTTTTTCAGTTAGCTCAATGCCGTACTTTTTCTTAATAGCAATAGCTTCCCTTATATTTGCAATTGCACGAAAAATCCTTGCATTATGTAGTTTTCTTTCTTTATCCATGATGTTTTTCCTTTTTTATAGATTTATTAATCCATCTAATATAATTAATACACAACAACATAACCTTGCTCTGTGTATTTATCAGCCATTGCAGGAACGCCATAGTCAACAAACTTCCATTCGCCATTTACTATTTTATATAATTTTATCATCTCCGTCTCCTCTTTTGTGTTAGTTGTTGTTTTTTTAATATAAACGCTTTTTATTACAATGCCAATCGTTTTATTTAACACAATTAGATTTTTTATTAAATTCATCGTAAACTTTTTTCGTGAAAATTTCAATAGTTCCTTTATGATCGCACATTTTATCCATCTCTATACGATAGAGAACTTTACCATGAAACGTTTTATATGCTTCCATTGATTCCTTCAAAGCATCCATCCAATCCGATCCATATTTAATCATTATTTCAATTGCGTATTGTATCATAGCATTTTCGCTAATAGATTTTTCACATTCCATATTAGCCTCCTATATAATAAGGTGTTTCGATTTTTAAAATCTCATCAGTAATGGTCACATAACCATTATACACTTTATATTCATTCGCACATTAGCTTGCATTGTATTTACAATGTATAGGCATCCTATGTGTCAGTCCTGTTCTCATCGCTGTCAGTTTCCCTGCGAGACTGAATCCTAACTATTTGTCAGGCTGTTTTTTTGGGCTTGTGAGATGTTTTATTTTTGGGTTTACTCGCTGTGACCGTTTCCCGTGTCACTCTCATTTTGCCGTCTTGTTTATATAGTACTGCAAACCATGTGCCACATGCCATGAAAATGAGAAATAATTTATAAGTTATTATAATCATTAGAAATAAAACATTTATCAATATAATCATTAAAAGATATAATTATCTATGTGCAAAAAAAAATGTATTATATTTGTACAGTTTTATGACATCGTTATAAGTTGTTAAAATTATTACATTTAAAGTGTATTGTTTTAATGCATTAAATCGAGTGTACAACAATACACTATTCGTATTAGCTAAAAAGTGACAATTTTTGTCATATTGACATTTTTTTTTGCAAAATGTTTATTGTAAAAAATTAATTTATTGCTTGACACCTATCAATATGTTTGATATGTATTTTTTAAAAATAAAAAAAGATATTGAAATGAAATTAATTATGGAGGGTTAACATGGAACAAGAAAAAATGTTACACGATTTAAAACCCGGAGACTAATATGAGTAGTGGATATTTCGATTATAGGCAACATCGAATGGATGACATAATAGAAGCAATTGAAGATGTTGTTGAGAATAATGATGCTGTATATTCTTACAATCAATCATTTATCAATGAATTAATAAATGCGATAAGAGCGCTTAAAATAGCATACATCTACACACATAGAATAGATTATTTATTGTCAGGCGATGATAGCCAAGAAACATTCTTAGAAAGACTTAGAGACAATCTAAATGAAATAGAAACGGAGGATTAAATGATAGATTATCAAGAATTCACAAGTAAGAATACACCCAAGATTGAAAGGGATAAGTTGGGCATAGGTAGCATTTTTTCGAATACAGCAACATGCCTTCTTTGTGGATGCACGATAAGATCAAGAAACAGGCACGATTTTAGAACTTGTTCATGCGGAAAATTATCAGTTGATGGTGGAAGCTGGTACATCAAGAGATCGTTTGAAACAATTAACTCTTTTCGGAATAATGTTGTATTATATGATGACGTATGATTTATTTTAAATGGAGGTTGTAAAAATGCATTTCATAGAATTAACACGTACTGACAAAAAAAATATTATTGTAAATATCGAAAAAATAGTAGAGATTGTTGATTTAAAGAAATTTAGGAGGATTCTGTTTGCAATTCAAATAGATAATGATTACGGCTATGAAGATGTTGTCGAAACTACAGAGGAAATAATGGTGAAAGGTTATAAGGCGCTATAGGGGAGATATAACAATATGATTACATTATGGTTATTATACGCAACAATAGTATTTTATTCTATAGTTGATGCAGTACAAACCAAAATGCTATTAGATATGGGTGCAACTGAATTAAATCCTATACTAAACTGGTTTATTGGTGAGATGAGTACGGTATATGCAATATTTTTCGTTAAGGCATTCTGGCTTATACTGTTATTTGTATTATTGAAAATTAAATCAAAAAAGGAGGCAATGTGAATATTGATGAAGTATATACAAGGCTAAAAGTAGTTGAAAATAATATGAAAGAAATTGCACAAATATTTAAAGATGACGGTATTGAGATGGATTCCATATTGTGTGAGTTCTGGACAAAATACAATGAAGGGATTGATGTCAAGATTTGGAATGAGTCATGCTATATTCTAAAGGGCGCCGAGAACGATGCTTTCCCGATAAAGATAGTAGATATCACCACTGCTTTGTTTCGCAGAAAAATTTTATTTCGTAAGTTTTAAAGGTGGTGCATATGAAAAAAATACTCTATCTACACTTAAAAACAAAATATTTTGAACAAATTAGATGCGGTGAAAAGACTGAAGAATACAGGCTACATGGTAACTATTGGTGTAGTCGTTTAGATTTTACAACATACGATGAAATACATGTATTAAAGGGGTATCCTAAAAAAGGCGATTCGTCGAGAAGATTGATCTTCCCTTGGAATGGATATCAAATAAAGAAAATCAACCATCCTGAATTTGGTAACGATGAAGTTTGTGTATATGCTATTAGACTATGCAATGATGATTTGATAGAATTCTATTAAAATTAGATTTAAAATATGTAATAAATGGTGATAACAATGCAAATTAATAAAAGACTTGGTAAGCTTAAAATTGATTACGAATACATCTACAATAAGCCACATCTCATCACAGAAGCCCTTTATAGATTACGTGCAGTTCCGTAGAGATAGATAAAGCACATACTGTAATCTCTGATGAGTTCAATACGGTAAATATAGGGGATGTCATACCTTACTATGATTTATTTTTAACATGTGATACAGATGGTGAAGTAAACAAAATTAGCACAAGGAAGCGTGACGAAGTTAACTAAGCTTACGAAAGGAAACCTATATAAATGCGTGAAACTAAAAAACATTTAGATGCGTTTGAAGAATATGTGTTGTTAGGGAGTTACCGAAGTTATGCTAATTTGGCAATTTCTTTGTCTGTCAGCAAAGTTTCTATAGGGCGAGTCTCCCTGCGAGACATTGCTAATTCTAAGCAAATCGCCAAAGTTACTGATAGGTCAATAGTTGCCACAAAGGCAAACTATAGAAAAGATATCGAAGACAATATGAAAATTATCAGAGCCACGATCTTATCTGCGATTGACCCTATAACTAAGAGACTAAACATAACAACCAAGACACCAGGTGACATAAACGCCTTAACCAACGCATATGAAAAACTCGCAAAGCTTGACCTACTCCTAATAGGTGAAAGCACTGGAAATGAAACGGTCACGATTAGTGTTGATGTTGAATAAAGATTGTTGACAATTTTGAAAGTTTAACAAAACGCAACACACTAATTTATTAACACAAAGACAACTTTCTGTACGGGCGGGAGACTTCTGTGCAGGAAATAACCAAAATAACACTTGACCTTTAATAAAAAGCCTAATATGTATCACACGATCAGCGGAGGGAAATCATTTCAAAGAAAAACAACAGGATATAATTCAACAAAATAAAGAATTAAAAAAATAGCGGAGGTAAAATATGTATGAGATTATTTTTCTAGTATTGCTTAGTTTGTGTGTCAATATTTGCATGTTGGCTATGTGTTCGGATTTGGATTATGTGGTCAGATTTTTAATTTACGGTTGGAAACACAAGGTGATATGAAATGAAAAGACGCATAATGGAAACATCAATCATGACAAGTCGTGGAGCATCAAGGGTCATCACATACGGCTATGACACAAAGATACCAGGACTTGCAGTTATGAGAGTTACTTGCACCGGAAAGCTTTTTACGTCAATTCATGTACGAAGCGGGCTTTCAATATTGTTATACGATGAGTCAGCGATGAGGATTAAAAGATTCGTAGAAAAATATCTTAAAGATTTTGATTTCCTTTTAAATGCTGACAACTTAACTAAGGATAGAAGCCTTTGGCGATGCGTACGCGCACATAAGTCTAAAGAAGGATTGTAAGAATTGGTACACTGCCATGAAAAGTTTAATAATATCTTAAAAGCAATACTTGACACGCATCAATAAGCATAATACGTTTTGTTGAAAAAAGATCTACTGAAAGTATTGATTGGTTGGGATAAAACGTTGTTAATTCTTGCTAATTCGATGGTAGGTCAATATTACAACTTGACTTTTGTTGGCAAGCCTGATATATCTATTGAATTAAAGGCAAAATCTTTTATTTGATTCCAATCCGGAGGTAAGAAATGGATAAGAAAAAGGCAAGGGTAGCGCTAAGGAAAAGCATCAAACACTGGTGTATTGATATTAGGAAGCCATTTTTTTCTGGTGATAGTATATTTGAAAATTATTGGATAAAAGATGGTACTAAGGTAAAAATGTACGGTAATGACTGCGAGTTATGCAAGCTATATAATTACAAGTGCTATATGTGCCCACTATCACTATTTGGGAGCAAGTGTAACGATAGAAGCAGCGAATATTCTATCTTTCGAAGAGATTTAAATCTAAAATCAGCAAACAACATGATAACTGTATTAATTAAAGCATATAAGGAAGTACTGTAAAACATAATTACCAATGAGGTGTATGATATCCATAAAAAGGACATAATTAAAATCATACACCTCTATGCAATCATACTATCTCATATCCATCGCAGTCTATGATATAGTCCTGGACGATTTCTGTTAATTCTTCATCTGTACAAATCATATCAAGTGATCTTTCTCTATTAAACATATCATCGTTTGCAGAAATTTCTATCTCAGATACTTCTCCGTAAATTGTTTCAATCATTTAATTGCCTCCTTGTATTATAATCGCTATAATTATTTTGCAATAACTCATTATATACTTTAATTAATTTTGATGCGAAGATAAAATCTTCATCGATGATAGGTTCCTTGATGTTTATGCAAAAATGTTTTATGATTTCCGCTAATGCTGTCATTGCCTCTGACTTATCCATTATCTACCTCCCTTTAGTACGCAATTAACCTATATATACCATGATTTATTTCCTCTATTTGGCACGGCCTACATCCAGATACATCACCGCATGTACAATTATTGATACCACATAGATTTCTACGGGCGGTTGTTATCTGGTTGTGTGTTAATATACCATCTTTTTTTACAATTACGTTACATTCTGTGTCGTGATAATTATTAGTAAGTTTTACTTTCATTTTTTATTCTCCTTTTTTATTTATTGTTTTTAAGATGATCTTTCATTTTTTCGTCAATAACGCTATCTGAAACAAGACAATCAATACATACCTGTTCATGCCATGGCGCTTGTTCAGTTTCGTGGCAAATGCAATGTAGCTCAGAATCAAGTTCATATTGTTTTTCACATCTATCACAAACATATTTTATTGGTTTTAAATAATTTTTTGGCTTCATTGTATTCTCCTTTTTTGTTTTATTGTTTTTATTATCACAATATTTCTATTACAATCATTAGAGTACTATTTGATACTGACAGTTTTCTCAACCCATAAAATTCCATCACTTAAAGAATCAAAATCCTTGTGTTCACCGTGAACACGTGCAAGATAATATCCATTTCGTGATTCTACCTTAAGTGAAGACTGACAAATTCCAGGTGTTAGTTTATTAGGTTCTGTGTATTTCCAAGATTTTGTATCTTTATCGTATGTTAATTGACCTTTCATTTTTTATTCTCCTTTTTTATTTATTGTTTTCGTCATCATGCCTATATACTACTGCAACCCGTGTGCCAAGTCTTATGAAAATGATAAATTTTCATAAAAAAGCTATATGTATTTAAAATCATTATATAAAATATATTATAATTAAAAATATAATCATTCCAGCAATTTTATACATTACATGACTTACAATAAAAAGTGACAATTTTTGTCATATTGACAAACTTTTTGTCATATTAGCTATTTAAAATTTCCGAAATAAAACTTCCTTTTTGTATATATCATCAGCTTTAATATACATACTGTTCGCAGAGCATCGTGATGCTTGATCACCAGCATAGAATAGAATATCAGCATCCTTATTCAATTTTAAGATTTTCTCAAATGCCTTGTCAGATATTTTTCTGAGTCTTTTTATTTCGATTTCGTTTAGTAACATTTTATTCACCCCTTGTGTAATTTTATAATCATTTCAAATACTTCGTAACTACGGTCAAACATGTATCCAGGTGGTATCATGTTAGAGTCGTAGAAAGTGTTTATGCATTTCAGTATGCGGTTATATCTTTCAGTATCGTAAGCAGTGAATACATAACCATTGTGAGCTTGATAACCAGTATTTATATAACTTCTTCTTTTCATCTTACCCACTCCTAATTATATTATTTTATATATTTATGGACAAATGTATTTCAGTATTATCACGATCTCCAATAAAATCCTTATAACATTACTTGCAAAACACATAAGCTTTTTTTAATGCAAAATCCTTCTTGGCATAATGCATTGATGTTTCTCAGACCATCGCACATAACAAAGAATCGTTCATTGCCCTTATTGTAGCCTTTAGCAACTCCATATGTTACTGTGTGTTTCTTGTTTTTGTGTTGCCATTGTTTTATCTCCATGGTTATTATTGTTTGCGTTCATGCCTATATGTAGCAATTTGCATGCCAACTGTGATAATTATTTTCATGTTAGTAAATTCAATGGTTTGTAATATTTGCCTATTTAACAGGTTGGGTAATGTTACATTTTTTGTCAAATAGTGTGACAATTTTTGCAATATTTAAAACCTATTCATGAAGTTTCTTTGGTGAGCATGTCCTGCTTGATCAAAGTATATGTAAGGATGACTGTTTAGTATTCTGTCTGGTACTATATATCCAGATCTTATTGATTGTTCAACTTTACGAACCCAAATCTTTTCAACATCGTATGTATCAGCTTCATGGTAAAGATAAAAACTATTGCTATGGAATTCATTAAATGTATATTTCATTTTAACACTCCATCTATTATCTTAAACAGTTCTGTTTCAATTTGTTCGTCGCACAAATAGCCATCTAATGCTTTTTTAAGTGCATTGGGTACGCATATATCAAATAAACACCAAACATATACCTTATCTGCCAATCCATGCCTTTTATATTTTTCTCTTAGTCGTGGATTGATAGCATGTCCATATTCTATCACTTCTTTTAATTCTTTATAGTGATCTTGTTTTATTTCTATATTGTTCCTCCTAACTTAAGCATGTTTTAGGTAGTAAGATTGTCCGTCAAAATCAATCTTATTGTAATCACTTTTCATGTCACTTGCCACACCTACCCAGTCTATATTGTTTATTATGAAGTCTGGAACCATTTTCGGCAAATATCCGCAAAGAACTGTTTCCTTGCATAGTTGGGTAAGACAGTCTTCGTGTATAAGGGTAAAGTTGTATGCTTCAAGATTCCTGCATTGCCAAAGAAGTAAGTTTAGTTTTGCAAGGTACTCTATGTCATTCCTCAACTTATATGATCCAAGATTCTCAAGATAATCTATTTCTTCGGCAATGTTTTCTGAACTTATTGTTCTATCATAATTTGTTATTGTATTCACCCTATCCCTCCATTATTGTTGTTTGGTTTTAAAATGATTCTTTAAAACATATTTATTTAAATCGTTTTTGGCCATAATGTAACTTGCTTCGGCATAATTATTTAATGTACGTTCTTTGTTGTGTATAACAGTTTGTTTAATCATTGTCAAGACCTTTATAAAAAAAGTGTTTTCTTTCAATACTACAGTGTCTAAGTTAATTCCAAAACCATACTTATCAAATGTTATCTCGCTTGCGCCAACAAATTGTTCAGCTTCCATTACTCGGTAGAATATCCAAGGTAATACTTTATCATTTGCATCTGCGCCGTAATATTTTGTCATGTTCTCCGTTATCATACCCCCCTATTTATTATTAATGATTGAGTTGTAAACAAACGTGCTATACAGGTAATCAAGAACGTCCTCTAGAGCAAGGTATCCATCCACTACAAGGCAGTTGATTGAGTCTTGTACACGATTGTATCTGTCACAGTCATCTCTTGTGAATACGTGACCATTATGAGCTTGATATCCTGGGTTGTAGATTCGTCGTAGCTTCATATTATCCTCTCTTATTTCTTGGTTTTTGCTATCTCTTTCTTGGTTGCCTTCCTTGTACCTGACTCGGTCGAAATGTAATAAGTCTCACCTATTAAAAGCAATGCATATCCTGTATGGTATCCTGTTGATGTCCTGCTGCCTTCACTTTGTGTTATTCGTTTCATGTCACCCTCCCTTGTTGTTTGTTGCCAAATGCTTTGCATAGTTATAGGCTACTTTCCCCAAACCATAGTCACCAATTCTGTAGGTTGTTTTCTTGCCAGACTCAATAATCCTTCTATCATGTGCGTCCTGTTCCGATTGGGTAGCTCTATTGAATAATGAGCGAGACATTGGAAGGATACGATCAACCTCTGCTGTTTTTAATTCTGCACCTACAGATACCAAATTTCTTACTTGTTCTTTTAACGGAAGTATCTCACCACCATTGAGGCGTATTTGCTTATTGAGTGCCTTTAATATCCTACCCCTTGCCATTGGAGTCTCGCTGCCTGCAAAACCGTCGACGTTATCAAACTCTATCTTTTTAATTCTATCTATTTCTGCCTGCTCAGCATTTATCATAGCCTGCCTTTCCCTGGAAGCCTTGTTTGCACTATCACGCCCTTGTTCAGTCACAACGTACTGCCTCGCTAATTCAATCGTTTCAAAGATAGGATTACCAAACTCGCTATCCATATTTTCCCTTACTGCATACTCTGCGCCCCTCTCAAGCCTTACTGTGTAAATATCGTATTTTTCCATCCTGATAGCTCCCTTATGATATTTGTTCATAATATGGTCTTACGTAGCCTATGCCCATGTGAGGCGCTAACTTGTCGAGGTGCCTCTTTGCACCAGATTCTGTTTTGAACATGTGAGGTGATTCACCATAGCCTACAAGGCTCTTCTTCCCATATTCCCACGGTGTTAGCGTTCCCTCCGAATTGTATTTTATGCCTGCAATGTATCCAATTAGCTTCTCTTCCATGTTATCCCTCCTATTTGTTATATGAAGAATTTTTCCGGATAGTCCATATCGTCTACATTCTCTGTATCCATCCACGCATCAAATTTAGATTGATTTCTTTTTTCTAATTCATCCATAATCCATCCACGAACTGTAGGGACACGCCTGTCTTGATTATTGTTAGTTTTACCAAAAAGTTTACAAAGTTCAGAAACGCTTTTTGATTTCATTGTTTGATCTACTTTTTTCATTATTTGATCTACTTTTGTCATTTTGTTTTCTCCTCTTTTATTATTTGTTTTCGTCATCATGTTCTTATAGTAATGCAATGCGTGTACCAAGTCAACAAAAAAACATAACTTTTTATAAAAAAGTTGTATATATCTAAAAATATTACATAAAATACCTTGTTTAATATGCCATAGCGACCAGACGCATAGTGCTGTGAAATAGTTATTGTCCGATATTCTGGATAGTGTATCGTACAGTTGTGTAAAATTCATACATTGCGCATAATCATGAGATAGTAGATAGAATGACAATTAAAATTGATATCATCTATTATAATAATCAGTTATAAAAAAATGTATGATTAAATTATAATTTGGCACACTGATTGCAGTAGTATAAAAGCGAATTGCAAATCAACTTTGAGAAAGGGGTGTAAGAATGGAAAAAAAATTACAGGATCTTAGAGTAGGCGATTATGTGTCTTGGTCATCACAATACAGAATAGGCGTAAAAACGATTCTAAGCATCACTGGGACACATATAAAAACAACTGAGGGTATGAGGTACGATATTGATACAGGCGAGCTTATAGGTGGCTATAAATGGGATACGAGTAAAATTAATATATTGACTCAAGATCGTAAGTATGAAATAGTTAAACTTATTCGTAGTTGGGTATTAGATAATAAAAAAGCAAACTACTAACAATAAATAATCAATGAGGAGCTGAAATGAAAATACATAAATTTTATAAAAAGGACGGATCTGTCCTTATTTATGCGATAGCAAAAACATTAGAGGATGCAATAAAGATAGTGGAGGGAAACAACATAAACCTCAATGATGCATATATTGATCTTCCCAAAAAAAAGAAATAAGGGGGAAACATGGGACTATTAGAACTATTGAAAAAGATAGAAGATACTTATATCAACAACCTACCAAATATTGAAGAAATGAAACGACTTTGTTCAGGCATGGGCTGGGATGTTGAGTATAGAGATGGATTTTGCCAACGCTGGTATAATTGGCTATTGTTTAACGATTGCGAGTATGTACTTAACATAAACGATAACGACATGAGAAATTACACATCATAGGAGTTGGAATCATGGAAAACCGTGACTATAAAAAAACAATTGAACTTTCTGATAATGTGATGAAAATATGTAACGAAAATTATAGTAAAAAATGTGGCGTTTGCGGATTAAGACAAAAATGTGTTAATAGTGTTGGGCTTGGCAGACAAGGTTTTAATGAATGGATCTTGTCGGTTAATAAGTTGTGCGAAATTATAAATAAAAAAATGGAGGCGTAACAATGGATATAAACTTTTTGACCTTGAGATCAAACTGTGTAAAAACTGCAATTTCATTGACGACAAAATATTGAGCGCTTATTTTAGCGTTTAGGCGGGGTATTGATTTGAAATTTGAAAAATATATGCACATAGAAAAATTTAAGAATGAAGAAGTTGAGGGCATAGAGTTCGGAAAATGCTATATATTTCCAAAACTTGATGGAACAAATGCATCTGTCTGGTACGATGATGAGGTTTGCGCAGGTAGTCGTAAAAGACAGTTATTTATAGGAAAAGAAAGTGACAATGCCGGATTTTGTAACTATGTTTTGAACGACGGTCACAACTTGCGTAATTTTGTTACTAAAAATAAACATCTGCGCCTTTTTGGTGAATGGCTGGTTCCTCACACTTTTAAGAAATACAAAGATTACGCCTGGTATAAGTTCTATGTATTCGACGTATACTCAGAACTTAATGGAAGATATCTTAAGTATGAAGAATATAAACAGTTGCTTGATGATTTCAATATAGATTATATTCCACCACTATGCATTATGGAAAATCCTACTGAAACAAATTTATATAACGAACTGAAAAATAATTGCTACTTAGTAAAAGATGGATATAGTTGTGGTGAAGGTATAGTAATAAAGAATTACGATTTTAAGAATAAATTTGGTAGGATAACGTGGGCCAAAATAATTACTAAAGAATTCAGAGATACCCATGGTAGAAACAATCCGACTAATATTAAGAAAAATAAACATACAGTAGAGCAAGAAATTTGTGATAATTACATAACTGATCATCTTGTCAACAAAGTGCATGCAAAAATCGTAAACGAAATGAACGGATGGAATTGCAATTATATTCCACGGTTATTTTCTACAGTATATTATGATATGATAAATGAAGAGATGTGGGACATTGTTAAAAAATATAAAAAACCGACCATAGATTTTAAACGGCTCAATTCGCTTGTAATTCAAAAAATAAAAGAAATCAAGACCGAACTTTTTCAGAATTGAGGTAATTAAATATGAAGGCAAAAGATCTCGCAGACAAGCTTTTACAATATCCTGAGCTTGACGTTCAGTTTTCTTTATTCGAGACAGATGGAGCAATTAGGGAATTATGAAAAATAAAAGAAATTAAAAGCTATCTTTATTAGGAGGCAAAATTATGAAAAAGAAAAATGCATATGCTGTTATAGATTACATAGATTTAATACCAAGTGATTATACAGAATATAAAATGTTTTTCGAGAAAAATGTTCTTGGAGGAAGAATGCTTTCAACCGACAAGATGATAAGTCTAAGCGTCTTAGACTATACCCATGAATGCAGTTATAGGTAAAATTGAGACTACCATGAAAAAGAAAATCACAGATAGAATAACGGCGGTAAATACTTTACTGTCAGGCAAATGTAATAAAATAACAAATGTTGAAAACAACCGCATGTCTTTTGAGTTGAATGATAATGATGAAATAGTATGGATGATAGACAATAAGAAAATGAATCCGATAGCAATGTGTTACCTTGGTGACTATGTATTAGATAAATAAAAAAATATACATAAACGTATATAAAACAATACATAATCGTTACATAAATATAAACATCGATATATTAAACTATACATGACTGTTAATAAATATAAACAGTGACACATTGTTGCGTACAAAATTTATCAATGTTAGATAAATCAGCACGTTAATGCTACAAGCATGCTGCAAGCATACTACTGGCATGCTAAAACAATGCTAAAATTCATATTCAATAATTCTACTCAAAAATCAATACACTTAGTATTGACTACCTCACTGATTGTTGGCCAACTACTGTGTACTTACTAATCAGAGACTACTACCTCAAATATAAACGTGTTTTAAACATCCTTAGCTTAATATATGTTAAACATTTCAGAGCGTTAATGCTAACAGCATACTACATGCATTGCTAAATACATGGTTTAGCAATGCCCCTGTTCCTTCTCCTGTTCCTGTTCCTTCTCCTGTTCCTGTTCCTTCTCCTGTTCCTACTCCTATTTTAGTCATACTAAAAGATTATGACCATGAAAAAAAATTAACGTCACTTAGTACAAACTACTCCACTAACTGTGAGCTCAGTAACAATTCATACATGGTCATTGTATACTAAGTACTATATACCAACTACTAAGTACTGAATACATAATCATAGTTATTGACTTATAAGCGTAAGCATGATACTGTATTGATTATGAATATAGCTGTAAAAATAAATAAGAAAGTATTTAATTTATCGTACTTACAGTTCCTGAATTGTGATACCAGGACGCAGCATTTTTTCGGCGGATCAAGCGCTGGGAAAAGTATATTTTGCGTTGGGCAGCGGGCTATATATGATATCCTAAAGGGTGGGCGCAATTATTTAATTGTCAGGAATGTAGCAAGGACATCAAGACAGAGTACATTTAACGAAGTGTGTAAATCAATATCGGCATGGAACTTGGAAAAATACTTCAAAATTAATAAAAGTGATTTATCAGCAACCTGCGTAAATGGATATCAAATTCTTTTCGCAGGCCTTGACGATGTCCAGAAATTAAAAAGTCTTACACCGGCAAAGGGTGTGCTTACAGATATATTAGTTGATGAAGCTACAGAGACTAAAGAGTCTGATATAAAAGAACTTGAAAAAAGATTGAGGGGTCGATCTAACGTAAAAAAAAGACTGACTCTTATCTATAATCCAATACTGCGAAGCCATTGGCTGTATCAGAAATATTTTATTGGTAGATTTAAAGATGAAGATAAAAAATACCATGATAAGGATTTATTAATCTATAAGGCAACATATAAAGATAACCTGAGATTCTTAGAGCAAGACGATGTCGATGCCCTTGAAAATGAAACTGATGAGTATTTCTATAACGTTTATACCTTAGGCAACTTTGGTGTTATGGGTGGAGTGATTTTTGCAAACTGGAGAACAGAAGATCTTAGCGAACAAGTACCCAGGTTTGATAATATTAGGAATGGCCTTGATTTTGGATTTTCTCAACATCCATCGGCATGGATAAAGATTCATTATGACAAAATGAGAAAAAAGATATATATATTCGATGGTAATTATGAATATGGGTGCACTAATCAAGATCTATCAGAAATATTAAAATCAGTCATTGACGATAGTTTAGTTACATGTGATAGCGCAGAACCTAAATCAATACAAGAATTAATCAATTATGGCATCAATGCAGTAGGTGCAAGAAAAGGCCCTGGTTCGATAAATTTTGGAATTCAATGGCTCAACCAAAATGAAATAATAATAGATCGTAACTGTCAGGATATTATCAACGAGTTTCAACAATATCAGTGGAAAAAAGATAAGAACGGCGATTCTATGCCTAAGCCAGTTGATAAATTTAATCATTGCATAGACGCTTTAAGGTATGCACTTGAAGACGATATGAACGATGATACAAAGATATATATCGCTTAATAAAATAATGGGGGGATATGGCAACCATTGATCTTACAGAAGATGCATTAAAGGAATACCTTGATGAGCGTATCGTATCTTGGAGAAAAAAGAGTTTGTCTGATGGATATAATAGTAAGATAGCAGTTTATTATATAGACGCCTTTCAGAGCGTTCGGATATCTCTACTCGGTAAATTGCTACCAAACAGAGAAAACTTAACATAAATAAAATAGATTCTTAGTTTTTAACGATAACACACAAATATATATTGCTTAATAAAACCTTGACTTTATAGACTAAGTAGTCTATAATATTTAAATGTTTGGAACTGCGAGCTTAATCTTAAAAAAAATAAAAATACTATGCAAATAATATCAAAACTAAAAAATCTATTTACTCGCAACCTTGCCTTTTCAAATCAGTACGTGATTAAGACTGGTGCGCCTCAGTATAAAAACTGGACAATACAGAAAGCGGTTAAGGACGGTTATAGGGCGAGTAGTTGGGTACATAGAGCTGTTAGCCTTATTGCTAAATCTGCAAGTTCAGTTCCGTGGAGGGTACAAAATGAGAAAGGTGAGCATGTTGATCATTATCTTGCAGACCTGATAGAATATCCAAATCCTTCAATATCAAGGCAGGACGTATTTGAGCTTATAATCTCATGGTTGGAATTAGGCGGGAATGCGTATCTAAATAACGTTAAGGTAGGAAATAGATCAACAGAACTTTGGCCAGTATCACCAGACAGACTTTCTCCCATTCTGTCAAAAAATATATCTGAATGGATACAGGGATATGCACTGGATCAGTCTTCAAAAGTTAATTTTCAACCAGACGAAATAGTACACTTCAAATATTTTGATCCTGCCAATCCTTACGAGGGGATAGGTCCACTACAAGCCGTATGCAAAACAGTTGATATAGATGTAGATCAGTTAGCTTGGAATAAATCGGCGATGCAAAACCGCGGTGTCTTGGACGGAGTATTTTCTTTCAAGAAAGAATTTAGAAGTCAAGATCAGGCTGATGCGATTAAGGAAAAGCTTAACGAAAGATATGCAGGCGGTCGTGGTATAGGAGTTATTGGTAGCGAAGCAAAATACGAAAGAACAGCGTTAACTCCAGTCGAAATGGATTTCAACGTATCACGGAAGTTTAATCGTGATGAAATATTAATTATTTTTGGCGTTCCTCCTCAATACGCTGGTACGCAGGAAAGCTCAACCTATAATAACTACCAAACTTCAGAATTAATATTTTGGTTTCAAAAGATCATACCACTTCTTGATGACATTAAAGATACTCTAAATTTCTTTTTTAAAACAGAGCTTGACGGGTTGCATTTTAATTACGACTTGAGCAAAATCCCAGCTATCCGTAGGGCACTACTCGAAAGATCTAAGACAGCTAAAATATTATTTGACATGGGCGTCCCAACAAGCCAGCTAAACAGAATCTTTGAGTTTGGCATAGAAGAGTTCGATGGATGGGATGTGTCTCACATAAAGAAAGAGCCTCAAGAACAAATAGAAGTAAAAGGAACATCGAAGAATATAGAAACACGCAAGGCAACTCTTATACAAAAAAGAAGTTTCGAGCAAGAGCAAAAGGATAGAGATGAGTTTTCTATCAAAAAAGCAAAGGGAATAGAAATTCTTTTAGGCGATCAACAGGAAATAATATTTGATGCAATCGAAAAGAATGCAACAGATATTGTTGGATATATTAATGTTGAAAAATTATTACTACCTACCTGGTCAGACTGGATTGATCTTTACAATGATTTAACGAAAGAATATGCGATGATAGCATCAGGTGAGGTAGTATTGACAAGGTCTGCAAATCCTGATCTTGATGAATTAATTGAAAAATATCTCGAAGAAGAATCAACAGTATTAATTGAAAAAAGTCTAATAGAAAAAACAACAGTATCACAGATAATAGATCAAGTAGAAGAAGGACTTGAAAGCGCATGGACAACAGCGCAATTACAGCAAGCAATAGTTGACATAGGAGTCTTTTCATCAGAACGTGCATTGAGATTGTCAAGAACAATAACTGGAACATCAGGCAGCATTGGTCAATTTGTTAGTGCAAATGAAACAGGCGCAACTCATAAGAAATGGATTAACTCTGGTTTTGAGGTAAGAGATATACACATACAGAGAGCCGCTGGCCCTGCAATAAAAATAAATGATAGATTTCCGGCAATGGCAGGTGCGTTTCAAGGGCCGATGTTTCCACTTGACAATGTATTGGCTCCGTCAGACCGTGTAAACTGTAGATGTGCAATGAGCTTTGAAATTAGATAAGGGGATAAAAATGAAAGTAATAGAGTATCGATATTTCGACCCATCGTCAGACATACGTGCTATTGGAGGCAAAGATGAGTGGACGTTCGAAGGATATGTAGTGACGTGGGACACTATTGACGATTATAATTCAACTTTTAAAAGAGGATCTTTCAAAAAGACAATAACAGAACGTGGAACCAGAATTAAAGTATTGTGGAATCATGATACTGATGAGCCAATCGGTAAAATCGTAGAGATTCGTGAAGACAAGAAAGGGGTATTTGTAAAGGGAATATTGACCGAAGGCGTATCAAAGGCGTCTGATGTGTATAAGAATTTACGTGCTGGAGTTATCGATACGCTGTCTTTTGGTTTCATTCCACTTCAGAAAAAAACTACAAAGGATGGAGTGCTTGAAATAACAGAGGTTAAGCTTTTCGAGGTTTCACCAGTAACATTCGAAGCAAACGAAACAGCAGTAATAACAGACGTAAGGAGTGAAGACATGGAAGAGAAAGAAGTTGAAAAAGAAGTTGAAAAAAAAGAGATACGTTCTGAAGATTTTTCAGAAACGTTAAATGATGCTGAGTTAGGTAGAAAAGGATATATGCTTATAGATTCTCTCTCTGAGACGCTGTGGGATATATGGTATAGTAATGACGACAAGGACACTATAATAGCAAAACAAGACAAAGCTATTTCAGAGTTCCATGCGAAATATTTAAAGTGGGCGTCTGAATTCATGAGCAACTTTTGGGAAGAAAGAAAAACAGCGATGGCTATTAACGGACTGTCTAAATCATTCTATGTTGAAATGAATGATCCACTTGAGAAAATATCAAGCAGAACATCGTTTACTATGGATGAGTTAAAAGAACTATCATCCGGCAAAATATTAAATATAGATAGTCGTAAAAAATTGGTCGAGCTACCTAAATCAATTAGGTCAGCACACCAGAAAGAAAGAGGCAAAGTCGTTGAGGCACTTTGTTGTGAATTGAGAAATGGTGGATTTAGTGACGCCGAAAAAGTAAGATTAAGTGCTCTATTGGGTGTAGTTGATGAAACAGTAGAGAACGGCGATGCTGTCTTAAATTTAATTAAAGAACTTAGAAAAAGCGCAAAGGAGTAGGAAATGAGTGATCTTAAAGAATTTAACAATGAGTTGAACAAAACTTTTGAGGAGTTTAAAACTCGCAATGACCAGGCAATTAATGAAGCAGAAAAACGTTCTGGGGTTGCAACCGCGGAAACCGTAGCTATCGTAGAGAAAGTTAATGAAGCCATTACCGAAATCCGCAAATCAATGAAAGATATTGAAGTGCGTATGGCAAGACCTGGATTCGACCCTGAAAGTAAAGAGAATAACGAAGCGAAAGAAATTAGAACTTCAGCTTTTCAGAAATGGCTACGACATGGCTTTCAGTCAGAGCGTGTTGCTTTCACGCCTGAAGAGAAACGGTCTTTGTCAGGATCTGCTGATGGCAATGGTGGCTTCTTGGTTCCAGTTGAATTCGAGTCTGGAATTATAATGAATGCGTACGAGCTTGCTGAATTACGAGGTATTTGTCAGGTTGGTCCAACTGGTCGTGATACCGTTCAGCTTGGTTCACTTTCAAAACCTTCAGTTGCATGGGGTAGAACTGATATTGCAATTACCGCACAGACGCTTACTGCTGGTGCTGAAAGAATTACCATCTACCCATTGAGGGCGATTGCTCTCGTACATAACGATACCCTTGAAGATGCTGAGGCAGATATAAATGCAGAGCTTAGTGATGCTTTTGGTCGTGCATGTGCTGAGGCTGAAGACGATGTGTTCGCCATCGGAGCTGGTGATGATAGCCCCAAGGGCGTTGCTTCTGATGCAAGAGTACAGGCGCTTTATGCAGCTTCTGGAATTTCAGATGCCCTTTCAGATTCAAGCCACAATGGCGTTGATGCACTTACCGACGTGCTTTACACTCCCAAAAAGACTTACAGGCGTAATGGTTGCTGGGCATTCAACTCTACTACAGAAGCAGCTATTCGTAAGCTCAAAAACGGAGAAGGAAACTATTTGTGGCAGCCTCCAGTTCAGGAAGGTCGTCCGGCAATGTTGTTGGGAAAACCGATTGTAAATCCTGAAGGAATGGCAGACATAGCAGCAGGCGCTTTCCCGATTGTATTTGGCGATTTTATGGCTGGCTACAAAATTAGAGATCGCAAGGGTCTTACGGTTACCCGTCTTGTAGAGCGTTATGCAGAGTACGAACAGACTGGTTTTAAAATCGTAAAACGTGTTGGTGGCCAGGTTGCTTTGGCTGAGGCTTTTGCCTGTCTGAAAATAGCCGCATCATAGTCGAAGGGAGAATATAAATTATGAGTTATAATAAACCTTATGTTAAAACACAGAGTCTTTCTATCGACGATGTTGAGGTAACGGCTACAGCGGCGGAGATTAACACTCTGGATGGTGTGATAGCATCGGCAGTTCCAGTTCTATCCGCTGGCGCTGCAACTGATGAAATGGATATTACTATAACTGTTAAAGATGCTGCTGGAACTACGATAGCACAGCCGCACATATTAGAAGTATGGATTACAGATAGTGATACTAACTTTACGCTAACTGGTACATCTGCAAGTGGAGCATTAACTGCTGTAGATGGCGCTGTGTTAATAGAGAACACAGCGAAAAAACATATTCAAGTTTTAACTCCGGCAACTGGTATTATCAATCTTTCATTGGTTGACAGTGCCAATACGGCTGGAGAAATAGTATGTGTTAGGTTACCAAATGGATTGTTTTCGCAGAGTGCTGCTTCAGCAGGCACTGATTACGAAGGCGGATCATAAATAATAATTAAAAGTTTTGCGGGATAGGGATTTAAATCCTGAACGGTTGGCCGCCTCCCCAGCCTTCCCGCAAATAAAATATGAGGCAAAATAAGGAGAACAATTATGAAAGGGAATGCAAGCGATAATTTTACTGTAGATGATGACGGATATCCAGCGCTTAGTAGAACAGCAGATACTTATACCACCGAAACACTTGATCACGGCCTTGCGCCGTCTGTGTTGTATTTTATTTCATGCGGAGTTTGGGCTACCTCTTTTGTAGCGACCCTGCAATATAGTGACAATGATTCTGATTGGACTGCCGAACCTGATACAACCGCAGGTAATACTGTAAGCCTTACGCTTACCGAAGCTGGAAATGGAGTTATTAATGTTCCTAATCCACGGGCACGTTATAGCAGGCTTAGTGTTGTTATAGGTGGTACTTGCGTATATGGTGTTACGTCCGTACTCGGCCCACTAAGAAGCGTATCTGTTTAGTTTTTTTAAATAATTTTATAGGAGATGGTGTGGCATTCAATTTATATCACAATGCCACACCATAAAATATATGAAAATAAAAATGACTGAAAATAAAAAAGGTAGTATTGATGGAGTCACTGTTGAAACATATGTAGCAGGCAATGAGTATGATATCGCAGAAAGCCTTGCAAGCGTTTTTATAAAATTAAACGTAGCAAAAGAAGTTATTGATATGCCAGAAATTATAATAGAAACACCAGAAAAACCGATAAAGCTTTTGACATCAGCATTAAAAACTAAGCACAGAGGACGTCCAAAAGGAAGTAAAAATAAAAGGGATATATAGAACATGGCTATTGAACTCGTAACCTTTGCAGACCTAAAAGCATTTCTTGATTTGGAATCGGCAGCCATAACAGATTACCCAGCCCTGAATATTATTCGATCGTCGGCAACATTCGCAATTGAAGAATACCTTGGCAGACTGCTTGAATCTAAAGAACGAACTGAAACCATATATATTGGTAGCTATAAAACCAGCATGATAAAGCTTCCTGCGATCCCTATTACAGCGATATCATCAGTTACGGTCACGATAGGATCCGATTCAGAAACATACGATGAGCATGAGGAATATGAAATAACAGATTACGGATTAAAACTATTTACTACATTAATGAATGCTAAAATTGTTGTAGTTTATACTGGTGGAATTACTACCGTACCTGATGTAATGAACAGAGCAGCATTATTGCAAACAATTTTTGAATTTCAAGCTAAAGATCAGGTTGGGGCTGAATCAGTATCGAGCACTGGTGGTAGTGTTAGTAGACCAGTGTTGGGATTATTAAAAGAAGTACGAAGAATGCTTAACAGCGAAAAACATCCATTGCTACAGGTATAGGTAAGACATGTCTGATGAGCTAAAAGTAGAGGTTAAAAATCTTGCAGAGGTAAATAAATATCTCAATGATATGCCTGAAGAAACATTCAGGGACGCAAAGCCGCTATTTGCCAATGCTGTATTGAAAGCAGATAAGCGAGTTAAATCTTTATTTGGAAGAAGGTTAAAGTCAAGGTCTGGTCTTTTGCGAAGATCTTTAAGAACAAGCGTTACAGGTATGAGTCTTAAAAACTTGAGTGCATCTTTTTACAGCGCTGGCAGTGTAGCTGGCAAGCCGGTACCATACGCACCAATACAAGAATATGGTGGAACTATCGAAGCAAAAAACGCATATAAGAAAGTAAAGGGTGGGCCGTACCTAAACATACCAACAAAATCAAACAAAACAGCATCAGGCGTTATGCAAAAATCAGCAAAGACTGTTTTCGATGAAGGCGGATGCGTAATAGAATACAAAGACGATAAATTTGGAGTTTTCCTTGGCAGTAAAATGATGTTCGTTTTAGTCAAAAAGGTACACATACCACCAAGATTAAGTATGATGGTATCTTCAGAGAGACAAATAGCACCATTACTCACAAGCCTATCAAAAATAATCGGAGAAGAATAAATGGCAATCCCAGCTATAAATACAATATTGATAGAAATAGGTGCAAGGCTTGCCAATATCACAACTTCTAATGGCTATAATTATACATTTAAGAAAATAGAAGAGGCGCGGCTTGAGCCATTTGTCGGATATGACTTACCAGCAATAAATTATTGGTTGACAAATGTCAGTAATGAGCGTAATGTATACAATGATGATAGTCGAAGCGTAGGTCTTGCAATAGAAGCTTTTTCTGCTACACGCGATGAGTCTTTTACCAGGGTGGTGAGTAAGCTTGCGGCGGATGTCGTGACAGGTTTAACAAGAGCAACCGATTCGCCAAAAGTATCCGATACGCCTGATTATGAATTAAACGAAACTCTATCAGATTTTATATTCAATGGTTATGATTATGAAATAGGAGAGGGTCAAAAACCGTGGTGTGGCGCGCTACTACAATTTACAATAAAGTACCAAACCGATCCTTTTGAGATGGCAACGTATGGAGCATAGTGGAGGCTATACTATATGAGTAAGGTTGCAATAATATGTAGTCCAGGAATGGATAATCATTTAGGAGAAATTTCAGATTACTTTTGCGAAAAACATAACACAAAGATTTGCGTAAATGGTAATCAAGAGGAAATATTTAACTCATTAAAATGGGCTGATACGGTATGGATAGAATGGGCAGATCAGAC